GCCGTTCACCCGCCCTAGCTCCTCAAGCTAGTGTCATTTCCACTTCCCGCCCGATACTACTTCGGTTCTGTTCTGGTCGTTGATGTTATCTCTCTCCAGGTGGTAGGTTGTCGCTTTGCTTATTCATGCAAATGGCTAAAGAAGGAAGACAGTTCAGGACAGTCGATGACATCATAGACATCTTTAATCTTGTCTATTGCCATCTCAATCCTTTCAATGTCAGCCTTCGTTATGCCATACCTCTCCGAAAGAAAAGCCGAATACGAATCTCTATTGTCTACAACACCCCAGACCCGACCACCATCTGAATAGTAGTTGAAATCTGTGTGTTTTCCCTTTCGACCAATAGCGATCAATTTCCGAGCATATTTCTCAAAGATTGGTAATCCTCTACTCCAAGCAAGCAAGCTGTGTCCTTTTGAAAAGCACAATTCCTTAGCGACAATATATTCTTTATCAGGGGTCAAATTATGTGGTACTTTTGTTGACCACGGCATAGTCTGAAAAGCCCTCTCAGGAATACGGGTCATTCTGATCGAACCATCTTCTGTATAGAAGAAATAGTTGGACAAGAAATCCATTTCATCAAGAGTTCCAAACTTTATAAATTTACAAATTTGACCTAGCCCATGAGCAACAAAATCTTGTTTATCACAGAAGATCTCGCGTACAACGATCATTAGAGCAGTCTTCTGATGCTCCGGAATACCAAAGAGAACATCATCTCCCTTAACAAGGAGGACATAGTCTTTGATACCAGCGCGTTCGAAAACAAATCTCCAATAAGACATCATCAATACTGTGTTGCCGAAAGTTGTCCATCCGTCTCCCGAAGCTCTCCCTTCGGCTTTATAGCTTACAGCTCCACGTCCAACCGAAACATCTAATATTAGTGAATCCTCCAAAACGTGTTTCAGTTTTCCAAGACTAAGAGGGTCTTGTATGATACAATTTGTATGAGAAGCACACGCCATGATCAACTCATTGACCATTTCATGCATTTCTTTAAACTGTGTCATATCAAAACCACTCCCATCGGCTGCGCCATAAATAATATTGGGTACTTTGCTAGATTGCTCTTCAATCTCTCAGCAAATCCCGGGCCAATCTTTCATTCCACAATAATTTTTGATGTTGTTGTGGGCGAGTATCTCCAGGGCGTTGATAAAGGGGTTAGCCAATATCTTCTTGGCAGCAGGAGGACCAGAAATCTGGCGCTCCTTAACCGTGTTCAACACTGTCTCCTTGAGATCACCAGGAACGCTAGTGAATTGCAGTTCAACTTTAGGGAATGATTCATATGGGTAATGAACCAAATCCTGCCAGTCGTTCTGTTTCATGTAGTTCCTTATGTTCTCTTGATATCGAGAGTCGTACTTGGTCAGCCAAGTGTCGATAGATACGTTCATGCCATCTTTATCCATGGCCGCTATGAACTCAGGTATGATAACGCGGCGGAAGTATCTTCTCCACTGTCGTAAAATGTAGGGATCAAAATGCACCTTGTTCGTGGTGGCTCTGACTGCAGCAGCCATAACACACCGCTTACAATTGTGTTTGACAGTGGGTTCCGTAAAACCGAGGTAATTCAGGATAGGGGATATCTGATATGCTCCAGGCCTATCACAAGCATCACACTGTAGATCCTCGGGTTTGGAATACTTCCAATCATCATCCTTGATTGTTCAATTAGCTGGGTATCTACCTTCATTTGCCTCGAGGTCTAATCTCGTGTCATCAAACACGCAAGAACTGGATAGTAGACGTCGGGTCTCTCGCAAATGAAATCTTCTTTTACACAGTGAGCGCATAAGTTTAAAGAAGACGACAACTAAAGGTGTTAGTAGTATGTAGTAGAGAACAACCTTTAGCAAGATCAGCACAGAGTCAGATGCATCATCTTGAGATAACATCCGTGCTGCGGGAGGTATTTTGGCTTTTTCTCCTCGCGCTGAGACAAGTATGACGCCAGCTGTACATAACAACACTAGCATCAAAACGAGAAGAAATTTTCCTATCATGGCCCAGTCAAACCTTTGAGTGAAATTATAGACAACTCCCTTAAGAGTTTCTCTAGCTTTGTTTTGCGTATGACTGCCATTATTATAGGACTGTACGGTACCGAACTGAACTGCACCTATGTGCATGGCTATAACCATAGCCTGTGTGTTGTCCTCCCAAAGTTCTAGTCGGTCCATCGCAGGTAATCCTTTGGTTTGATTCTTGGTCTGACTCTTATTGACAACTCTGTTTGCTCGTAAAATGTCAGAACTTCCGGTTTTTCCAAAAGACTCTAATAAACATTCAGAAACCAAATCAGCATTAGCTCTATAGACTCTATCAACAACTCGGGGAGCAAAGTAGAAAGACTTGTATGTAGTGAGAATGAAATCATTTTCCTCTACAATCAAATCTTCTAGTTGTTTACCGAATCTAGATTTGAGTCTAGCTGCGAATTCTTTCGCCTTTACTGGTTTCTTCACCTCTTGAGTTTCTAGATTTATAACTACAGGCTCAATAGGTGGACTCGTCCAATGTTGGACGCCATTGCAGGTCCAATAACCCTCCAATCTCTCCCATGGGACAATCTCAAGTCCGGGCACTGTCATTTGTGCCTTAGTAACTTTGATCATTTTTGCATCGACGTCACCATTACGCATAGTTTCGACGGTTTCAAACAACCAATAGTTATAATCCACGAACGGTCTGTCCGAGGACGATGGGATGAGCTTTCTAACCATCCAAGCATCTGCAACTACGTTCAAAAATGGTACAGGGACCTTTCCTAGGATTCCAGGTCCTTGTAACACAACACGGTCATCTTGCCCATCTTTACAAAAAGTAAAGTTGAGCTCGCTGTCCATGAGAAGTCCACTTCTCTTACCCAACCTGCGAGCCGACACAAAATCATTGAGAGCTATGTAACCAGTGGTTCTGGTCACCATACCTTCTAAGAAATTGTGTATGGGAAATCTACCATAAGAAAAGATGGATGAAAATGCTGCATACTTGTGCGGCTTGGCGGCTCCTACAGCAATCAAATTGCCGGGGTGCTCAACAAGCCCACAGTTGTGGCATCCTTCCTTCTCAGACTCGGTAAATCTCATAGGGTGATGTTGGGAGAGGTAAAACATCTCATCTTTGTGTCGAACGCAATTCTCAGATCTTGATGGGTCGTAAGTGCAGCAAGTTCGATCGAAAACTGAGTTTCCTTTGGCATCTTTTGTTTGACTCAAGGTCACTATGTCAGACTGCCAGTCCAGCACTATAGACGATTCGGCTGGTACAAGCCCGATAAAAAGCAAGGTGGTAAAATATCGGGCAAGGAATTCTTGATAGGCAGTTTTGGATTCATACCTATCGTTCATATAGAGTCGGGAAGTTCCGTTGGACGTCTTCATCAAATGTTCAAATTTCTCTTTGACGGCCAATCTTCCTTGATCTCCTAAAACAGGGTCAACGATCACTTCCAAAGGAGCTTTTCCATGAAATAGCTTCTTGGTAGCGGGGGTCTCTGATGTAGCAGGGGCGACAATTGGTTTGGTTTTGTGTAGTGAAGTCATGTTTATGCAGAACGGATTGCCAATAACGCGGGGCATCAACACCTCTTTCCACCTATGAGTGCGATCATAAGCTTACAAAATGTTGAAGTACACTCTCCTTGTTATTCCCAGTACTACTGTTGAGTGCCTAAGACACTCTACAGTCAGGTTGCTTTAAGTCCAAGCTATACCCCGTCCGTTAACGAAGTCCCTTAGACTGGATTTAAACTCTCCCGAGTGCGACAACAGCCAGCAAGAATATGACCCATCCCTCCAAATCGATAATCCTAACAAAGTTTCGGAATTCAAAGAAGAGGTTTGTACTGGGTAGATTACGAGATCACGTAACTTGCATTCGGCGTTCCAAAAGATCGGTCGCTTTCCGGCTATTTTCCTCCGGCCCACGTTGCCATACACCGAACGGAGTTCGTGGGTGCTGGTCAGTAAACCCTTCCGGCCTGTAGGGCCTAGGGGTGCGTGATTATTC